CCTCGCACAGCGAAGCCCCGATCGGTGACGTGCGGATGGGCCAGCACGCGGGGATCGAGGACGATACGCGCTACCGCGCCGCAGAGCAGGTTATGGCTTCTGCACAACAGCCTACACAGATGATGGCTGGTGGAGGGTACATCCCTCGTTACAACGGTGAGTCTGGTTCGGTTGTAGGCGGCGGTATTGACCCACAAGCTGCAGCAGACCGAGCCGCTCTTGCCAGTTTGCTGGAAACCTTGCGTGGCGGCAGTGAATCTGCTGGCCGCGCTATTGCTGACATTGCAACCATGGTGCCCCGCAGCTTGGCCAGCGCGTACGATACCGTGGCAGTTCGCCCAATGCGTGCCGCAGGAATCAATGCCGCATATTTGGCTCCGAAGTTGACACCAGAAGGCGCAAGCACAGGCAGCGCCACGCCTTTTTCGGATGTAAAACTCGCCCGGGATGCCAAACAGGCTTCTGCGCCACCAGACCAAGCGACTATGCGCAAAGTGGCGTCTCCCGCGTTTCAGAATCCCTACAGAACGCCGAGCCCTCGTAACGCGGAAGAAGCCGCTTTGTTGCGGCAATACCCAGTTCCGGCTAAAGCAGACAGCGCAAAAGCGCGTCCAGACCTCGTCCAAAACGAAGGTGCTGCCCCAAGCATGGACATCTCCAAAATGTTCACATCGGCCATGGACAGCATGCAAGAAAGGGAGCACCCGCAGGCAAAAGAAATTGAAGCGCTGGGGAAAGAAAGCGTGAAAGCCGCTGAAGCAGATGTGGCAGGACTGGAGGCCATTCACAAACGCTTTGAGGACATCTTCAAAGGCAGAAAAGAGCGCATGGGGACGCGTGAACAAGAAGTGGGCAAGCTCAAAGAAGAAGCAGGCCGCATGGCACTGATCAACTTTGGTGTGGCCATGGCGCAAACGCCCGGAAAAGGTTTTCGCGGCATATTAGGCGGTTTGACTGCGGGTGCCAAAGCGGGGTCTGCAGAGTACGCCAAAGGCATGGACAAGTTCCGCGCAGCGCAAGAAAAGCTCAATGACGCCAAAGACCGTTTGGAAGACCTTGAAGTCAACCGCGCGGAGCTGAATGCCCGCGAACTGCACAAGGGGCGCATGGCCGTACGCGCAACAATGCTTGGCGCACGGAAAGACATGATCAACGCCAACATGGAGATGTTCAAGCTCAACGAAGCAAAGGGCACGAAAGTGTTTGAAGCTCAGATGCAGATGGGTCTTGAGCAGTTGCGGCAGTCAGGCGCAAATGCACGTGCGGCGATGCCTACGGGAGAAAACCGCACGTTCATGATGCTGGGTGAGGGAAAGACGGACAAAGAGCGCTTCACCTCTGGTTTGACCAAGTACAAAGAACTGATGGGAGACAAGCAAGGCTCACAAATGTTCAAGCTGTTCTTGGAGACAAACAACGACCGCGCCAAAGCTTCACTGCCACCACTCACGTCGGAACAGTTCAGAAAACAGCAGGCAGCGTTCTACGGCGCACCGACAGCGGTTGACGTAGCCAATCCCGCCCGGCCATAATCGACAAACCCCCATCCAGTACGGCGCTGGTGGGGGACTTTCCAGCCGACACAATTTGAGCACACCATGGCAAAAGCACTCCCTCTACCAGACGGCACAACTGTAGCAATTCGTGAGGGGGAGACCCCTGCGCAAACATGGGAGCGTGCTCAGCGCATGTACCCCGAAGCTTTTGGGTTTGACGAAGAAAAAGAAGCGCGGCCCAAGCAAGACACCTCCGGGTTGAAGGCGGCAGCATCCGCCGGTCTCACCCGCTTGGGCGGCGAGTTCGAACTGCTCATGGGCAAGGCCGGGTTCAAAGACCAAGCCGAAGCGCAGCGCGAATACGAAGCTGCCGAAAAGAAAGCAAGCGAACGCTTCACCCCCACCGAGAAAGGCTGGTCCGAAGACCCCTTCTTGAAGTTCCGAGAAACCCTTGGCGGGTCTCTCCCATCCATGGTTGCCCCTGCAGCTGCAGGTCTTGCTGCACTGGCTCTCCCAGTGTCGGCCCCGGTGGCCATAGGCGCGGGCTTGCTGGGCGCTGGCGCTGTGTCGGCAGGGCAGTTCACGGGCTCCAACCTATCCCGTCAAGTGGGCACCGGCAAATCACTGGAAGAGGCCAGCGGCGCAGCCGCCCTTGGCGCTGCCATCCCCCAAGCCCTGATCGACACCGCCGCCATGGCGTTGATACCCGGTGTGGGCAAACTGTTTGGCTCCGTGGGCTCCAAGCTGACAACCGAGCAGGCCAAGGCCATCGCCAGCCAGACGCTGGGCAAGGCCGCTGCAGACTACACCGCCAAGACGGGTCTGGCCATGGGCCGCGAAGGTTTCACCGAAGTCGTGCAGCAGTCGCTTGAGCGTTTGCAGGCAGGCCTGAACATTGCGGACCCCGAAGCCCGTGAAGAGTACATTGAGAGCTTCATTGGCGGTGCGGTGTTGGGCGGCGCTATCGCCCCTGCCGGTCGCTACATTGAGCGCAGCGGAGCCAAGACACAGGCAGCCCGAGCCGAGCGTGACGAGCGCAACGTGGCAGCCAAAGAAGCCGCCGAGCAAGAGCGTGTTGCCGCCGAGAAAGAAGCGGCTGAGCGTCAGACGCCTGAGTACGCGCTGCGAATTGTCAACGAACAGACCGCGCTGGAGCAAGAGAAGGTTGCGTTAGACCAACAGATTCGCAAGATCAGCAAGGACTCTCTTACCGAAGCCGAGGACAAAGCGTTCAACAAAGAGATCAACGCCAAGCTCCAAATTAATGCGGCTGCTCGAAACAAAAATGCCTCAGAAGTTTCCCGCGTAAAGCAGTCCGGCCTGTACCAGCAGGCATTGGAGCGTGCCCGCGTTGCAGGCATGGACCCCTTTGACTACATGGTGGAGCAGTCAAAGACGGTCAGCAACAAACCCGCAAAGGTTGCGGAGCCTGATCTTGAAGGCTACTACGATCCGCAAATCATTGTGCCAAGCGAAGAGCGCCGCAAAGCAGAAGAAGCAGAGCGTGCCCGCGTGGCAGAAGCGGAAGAAGCAGAGCGTGCCCGCGTTGCGGCTGTCCCCGTCGCATACGCTGCTGAGCGTATGGAGCTGGCGCGCACCCAAACGTACGACCCGACCGCGCAAGACTATGCGGACTACTTGCTGCAAGACCCGTACAAAGCGTTGCTGGTGATTGAAACCAAGACACCGCTGCCCGGCCTGTCTGCCAGCGAAAGCCGCCTGATCCTGAACGACGTGGCTAAGAAGATCAAGGCAATGAGCAAAGAAGAGCTGGCAGCACGTCAGACAGAGCTACAAGGCCAACAGGTGAGCGCAGAACCTGTAAACCCCATGGCCGCGTTCATGGAGCAGTCCGATGTGCTGGATGTTGACCGCCGCCAAGGAGTGACCGATTCCGATATTGCTTTTGCTGAGCGCCAAGCGGTGATGCCGACACAAACCGTCACCCAAGGTGAGCTGTTTGGCGGTGCTGCGCAGCGCGTCAACATGCCCCAAACCGGGACTCCGGTGGACATCAACGCTCAGATTGCTGATTTGGAAAAACAGCTGGATGTGGCCAAGAGTTATGGCGCACCTGACTCTGCTACCCGCCCAAGCGATCGTGAAGGCCGACGTGCAAACCGCGAACGCGTGTCTGACCTCATAGAACAGATCAAGGATTTGAAAGCACGTCAGGCCAAGATTGAAGCGGGAGCCCCAATGGGGGGCGACACTGACGCCGTACGTGCGTACATTGCCGCCGGAACTCCCGAGCGTGCCCCCAACCAGACAGTTGAAGATTGGTATGCCAGCCTGCCAGAAAACGCAGGCACCATGTCAGCACTGCCAGAGCAAGAAAAAGCCCGACGCGAAGCAGCGGACGCCCGCACTGCTGCGGCACAAGATGTCATCCTGAATCGCCAACAAGACCGGCGTGAAGCGGTTGTCGGTAACCTGCTCAAAGAAATTCAGTTGGTGCGTGGACGTCTCAAACCTGAGACCATTACGCAGATTGTCAGTGACGTTGATGCCATCCTCAACAAACCTGAAGACTCCGATGCTGCGTTGCAGGCTTTGGATGATCTGAGCGCTCGCTGGCGCGCAGGCACGCAACGTGGCACATACGGCGCTGCGACTCCAACTCCGACACAGACTTCCAAGGACATGTTGCTCGATCAGATGGATCGTGTCTTTGCCCAACGCGAGCGCTATGCCCCGGAAGTTATGCGTTTGTTGGAACAGGTTGCCGAAAACTTTAATGCGTTTGCCGCTAACACTGATCGCCGCAACATGGTGGCGGAATGGTTGCATCGCGTGTCTGTTACTGGGCGTTCCGATTTGGCTCGCGTTGAAGAGATTCGCGGTGCGTTGAGCACACTTGAAAAAGCCGCAACTGACGATAGCAAACAGTTGGAGCTGGGCGCTGAACTCATGCCAGAAGCCGTCGCTCCTCAGTCTGAGACCCGTGTGGTCAAAGGCAAAGTGCAGTACGTCTCTCCCGAAGACGTTGGCCCGCTGCAAGGCTCCGCCGCTGAGCGTTACGCGCCAATTCAAAAGGGCGTCATTTTTGATACGCCTGAAGAGCTTGACCGCTACTTGGCCAGCGACTACTTGAAAGAAGCGCGGGAGAACCAAGGCTTAGCCCGTGAGACGGTGTCCCGTTTAAGCAGACAAGTCACAGAGTACGAGACCAAGATTGCGGACACGCAAAAGCAAATTGACGCGCTGCAAGAACGCAGGTCGGAGCTTCAAACCGTGCAAGTGTCTGAGCGCCGTGCCGCTGACAAAATTATTGCCGACACAGAGGTTCAACTTGCCGATTTGCTTACGCAACTGGCCGACGACCTTGGCTCAATCCGCATGGCGTACGAGCAGGCGGAACTCAATCTGGCTGCGGCCGAAGCACGCTCCGAAGAAACCAGCCGACTGATTGCCAACAACATTGCCAGCTTTGAGTACATGGACAACAAGGTGGTCCGTGCTGCGGAAGCCACTGTTGCCGCAAAAGCGGAACTGCGCAAGGCCCGCAACAAGTTGGGCAGTCTGGAAGAAAAGCGCCCTGCCATTGACGAAGCACAACGCAAAGTGATTGACGCTTTGCAGCGCCAGCGCAACCCACTCTTGTACGAGATGCAGGAGAAGATGCAGGACCTGCAAAAACGACAATCACTGGCGCGGGTCACGCAACCACGCACGGTTGAGCGGCTTCAAAAAGAGATTGATGCGCTGGAAGACTTGATGGACATGCAGCGGGATAACCCGTACGTGCCCTCTTCGGCCATGGTTACGTTTTTGAACAACGACCTGCAGTTGCAAATGGACGCCATGCAAGACCGCCAAAAGATTGGTGCCGCCAAACGCTCTGTCCTCCACTTCAAGAAAAAGCTGGACAAAGCGGCTGCCGATTTGAAGGTGGACATCTCTACGCACCCCGAAGTCAAAGCGCTGCGCGAACAGGTTGGCATTGCCAAAGAACTCGGCACCGCCGGGCTGCGCGGCGTAGAAGGTGAGCTGGCACTGTTGGACTCCGAGATCGAGAAGGCCCAGCTTGCACAACAGGCTACCCAGCGCCAAGCGGACAACATTGAAGACCAGATCATCCGTGCTGGGGAAGAGCGCACCTTTGCCGGGCAGCTTGCCGCTGGTACTCCCGATACCCGCTCAGCGCTTGACCGTGCCGAGGCATTGGCCAAAGACAAGCAAAAGTTGGAAGAGTTTCAAAGCCGCACTAAGCGCCTTGCTGCACTGCCCGGTCAGCGCATCGACTTCAGCAAGCGTCAGGAAATGTTTCAGATGGTCAATGCGGCCACCGAAGACTTTGCTCAACTAGACGCAGACATAGAGGCTTTGCGTGAAGGCGTTGAAGAGCTGCAAGTGCGCGACCATTTCATGCACGAAGAGATGCTGGACCTGCAAGATCAGGCTAAGTCGTTCCGTGGCCCACGCAAGAACAGCAAGGCGGGCAAAGAACATTTTGCCAAGATGGAAGAGCACAAGAAAAAAATGGAGGAGAACAACAAGCGCATCCAGTCTTTGCGCGACTCCATCACGCAGTATGAAAAGACCCGCGCCACCAAGCAGGTGGCCTTGGCCAAAGCTGAACAGGCCATGTCCAGCGACCCCGAGGTTTATCAGGAGATTACAAAAGCCATCGACGCCCGGATGGATAAGCTGGACAAGACCATTGCAGGCAAGCAAGCTGCTGTTGTCAAAGCGGATGCCGCTATTCTGGATATGGCCCGCGACATCAAGGCCAAAGCAGACGCCGGTAAAACAGCGCCAGAGAAGCTGGCCAAGATGCGCGAGCGCCTCAAAGTGCTCAGGGCTTCACAAGCTGACCGCAACAAACACCTGAAAGAGTACCTCAAGGAACGCGATGTACTGAAGGCGCGTCGTTCAAACCGCTTGGGCATTAAACGCACGTTGGCCAACATCGACGCACTGAAAGAAGAGCGTGATACCGCTCAGGCACGCCTGCGCACACAGCGCAGCATCGTCAACAGCAAGGATGCAACAAAAGCAGAAAAAGCTGCCGCTGCCAAGGAAGTGGAAACACTGACGGAATCCGTAGCAGATTTGAACAAGCGCATCGAGGCTCGTCCAAAGAAGGCCACCCTCACTGAGCAAGAGCAGTTTGACGCCGAAGTTGAGCGCGTCAAAGAATTGGGCAAAGTCAACGATCGTTTGGAACAGCTTGAGAACGCCTTGGCTGCCGTAGAGAAGGCTCCTGCGCCTGCAGAGGGCGAGAAGCAGGCCGAGCGTGCAACGAAGTTAGCCAACCTGAAAGCAGCCATCAATTCGCTGCGCAATCAGCAACAAGAAGTTGCCGCCTCGCTGCAACCCAAAACAGTGGGCGCGGTGTCGCAGGCCACCAAGATCGAGTCCAGTGCCCCCGCCAAGCTCCGCGCAGGCACAGCCGAGTCCAAGGCGCAGCCCGGTGTTTCGCGTCGCCCAATTACTGAGTCACGCACGGTTGCGCAGCCCACATCTGAAAAGGCTGTAGCGGACGCCAACGCTTTTGCTCAACGTCTGGCTGACGCAAAAACTCCCGAAACACTGGACGCAGAGTTTGCTGCCAAAGAAGTTGAAACGCAGAACCAGATTATCGAAGCTGTAGAAGACAACATTGCGCGTTTGCAAATTGCAGCCGACAACCTGTCCAATGAGCTGCTGGACTTAAACAGCATCCCTGCAACCAACATGACACCTCAAAGCGCTACACGCAAAGAAAAAGTGCGCGATGACTTGGGTTACGCCGAGCGGATGCTTAACGGAGCCCTGCGCGACCGCGCACGTTTGCTGAAGGTTCAAGAAGAAGCTGAAGTTGCGGCTCCTGCCGATCAGGAAGAAGTGGGTCTGCCAAGCGGTTTCAAATCTTTTTCTGGTCGTGACACGATCGGTAACGACGACTTTGAGTTTGAGTTTTCTCGTGGCGCACCTGCTGATGGCGGGCAAACCGTTGAGGCGCTTGAAAAAGCGTTGGACAAAGTTGTGGGCGATCCCGGTGTTGCAGGCAAGCGCATCAAGATTTTCCAATCCGTCAGCGACTTGTTCAACGATCCCGCGTACAAGTACGACTACGACGGAGCTGACATTCCTGCGGACGCTAAGGCGTTTGTAAACCCGAAGAACGGGCAAGTGTTTATGTTTGCCGACAACATTGGCAAAGGCGAAGCGCTTGGCGTATTACTGCACGAAGTTGGTGTGCACATCGGATTCCGCAACCTGTTCAACAAAACGCAGTACGCACGTCTGGTATCTGCCGTAAAAGGCTGGGCAAACCGCAACGACAACTCGTTGGAGTCAAAGATTGCTAAACGCGCAGTGGCTCGCGTAGAAGCTGCCGAGACAACCGCCGACCAGTACGATGACGAGTTGTTGGCTTACGCCGTGGAAGAAGCAATCAAGGCAGGGGTCAACCCAGATGCTCTGCAAGGCGGCAGCCCGATCCGGAGCTGGCTTAAATCCGTGATGGATGTGTTGCGTAACGCGCTGTCCAAATATGGCATCAATGTGAAGACGCTGACGACTGGCGATCTTGTCAACATGGCGTATGGCGCAGCCCAATTGGAGTTGCGCGGCACATGGCACGGCAGCGATGCCGCGTTTACAGCCTTCAATACCAAGTACGCAGGAGCTGGTGAAGGGGCGTTTGATCTCCGCTTTGAGGCGGAGAAGTCACTGGGCGTGGGGCCATACACCACTCCCAACAAAGAATACGCAGAGTATTACCAACACGCAGTGCCTTTTGGTAAAGCGGCCAACGAATCTGGCTACGGTACGCAAGACTACCAAGACTACCGCGCCTTGGATGAAATGTTTTTGCGCACGCCTAACGACGTTCTTTCCACTGCGTATGTGCAGGGTAAGTTTGAGTCACGTCTGGTAACGGCTTATTTGGAGGGCGTAAGCGCGGGGCAGTCGCTTGACCCTACAAAAAACAAAAACGCACAGGAGATGTTGAACCGCTTGCAAACCGGTGCACGCACTCCTAAAGAAGAGAAAGCCGCAGCCACTTTGTCGTTGCAAAAAATCAAGGCGCTTAAAGACTACCCCTCAAAAGGCAACCTCTACCGTACGTTGGACGACATCCCTCGTTCGCGCATCTATTCCGTAAACTCAAACTTGAAAGTTGGCGAACGTCCCGCGCTCGACGCATTGCTCCAAAAATACGGCGACGACTGGGCAAAACGTACCGCTAAAGAAACAGGCTCGTATCCCGCCAACACGGTGTTTTTTAGCATGCGGGAAAAAGTAGGCATCAAGAAAACCACGGAGCTTCTAAAGGCTGCAGGGATTGATGCCATCGAACAAAACAACGAGCGCGGGAAATTTGTTGAGCGTGCGTACATTGACCAAGCGCCAGAGATTCTTGGTATAAATCTTAAGCCTGTCGGTCCGGCCGCAGGCAAAGGCCGTCCCGGTGCCGGAACCTTGCTGTTCTCTCGCGGTGCCCCCGCCGACGCACTGGAGTCGCTGTCGAAGAAAATCATTGCACAGCCCAAGACGCTCAAGGAAAAGCTTGGCAGCAACCTTGCGCTGCAGCTTGAAATGCAGGGCGTGGATATGCGTGCGGGCCTGCGCGACACACTCAAGTTTGGTGACGACACTTTGTTCACTCAGGCCATGTACCACGTGCGCAAAGCTGAGCAGAAGATGGCGCAGATGTTCACCGTGATGAACAGCGGCCCGCTGGTGGCGTACAAAGACTCCAAGGGGCTGACTGGCTACCGCAGCTCAAACCAGAACAGCGCCCGGGAAGTGTTTGATGCTATTTCCGACATCCCTGTGGACAACCCGCAGCTGAAAACCGATCTTGCGCAAACGTATTTGGTTGCAGTTCGTGCCAACAACAAGGGTTTGCCCAAGCTGGACTTGGGGGCGATGGAGCTGAAGCAAGCAGACTTGGACGCTGCCTTGGCCGCAGCCGAAGCCAACCCTGCCTTGAAATCTGCGCTGGAGAACGTGCGCCGCAAGTACAGCGCGTACAACAAAGGCATGATTGAGTTTCTTGCCAGCACGCAACGTATTACCAAAAAAGAAGCGGCGGACTTGCTCAAGGAAGGCGACTACGTGCCTTTCTACCGCGTGGACAAAAACGGCAAAGCCGACTTGGTGTTCAACAACAACGTCAAGTTCAACGTGGGCGACATTCGCCGTCAGCCATACCTTGCAGAACTCAAGGGCGGCGACACAAAACTGTTGCCGCTAAACGAAGCCATCCAGCGCAACACGCTGCTGTTAACAGACATGGCGCTGACCAACAACGCTGCCAAGAGCGTGGCGTACGGCCTGCAGGCGCTGGGCAAAGGCAAAGGCCCTGTCGACCCAAAGACAGGCAAACCCTCGAACGTAATGGCCATCAAGAAGGGGTTTGGCCCTGACGATGCCAAAGTCATCCGGTTCTACCAAGAGCCAGACCCAAGTGACCCAAAAGACGACGGCAAGCGCCACATCATCGTGGACACCGAGGGCACGCTTGCCGAGGGCATCCCCGCCGAACTGGTTGTGCAGAGTCTGGAAGGCGCGAGCCTTGCGTTGCCCGGCTTCTTTAAATTGGGCGGTATTGCTGCCGACTGGTTGCGTGCTGGCGTAACCCGCACACCCTTGTACATTGCCCGCAAGCTGCTGCGCGAACCCATGGCCGCTTCGTTTACCGGCGGCTTGGAGTCGAACGCGTTCTCCTCTGTCTTCAAGGCGGGCGCTGAGTTCTTGCGCATGAGCGCTGGCAGCAGTGACGCGCAGGCCAAGCTGGTTGAGAAGGGTTTGATCCAGTCCAACATCTTCGCAGGCGACATGTCGGACATGAAGAAGATGGCGCTCCAGCTTGCCAGCGGCAAAGACCAGAGCGCATGGGAAAAAGTGTTTGCTGCAGCCGACCGCTACGCCATGCGGGCTGACGCCGCCACACTGGCGCTGGTGCTCAAGAACGCTGAAGCCAGCGGGTTGTCCGAAGTCGAGGCTGACATGGCCACGATGGAGTCGATGAACTTCTACAAGCGGGGGCTGTCTCCCACCTTGCAGTACGCCAGCCGCCTGATCCCGTTCTTCAACGCACAGATTCAGGGCCTGAACGTGTTGGTCAAAGCCGCACGCGGCAACATGCCGTTTGAAGAGCAGCAAGAGATCAAGCGCAAGTTCCTCAACAACGCGCTTCTGTTGACTTTTACTGGTGTGGCATACGCCATGGCCATGGAAGACGACGAGACCTTCCGCAACGCACGCCCACGGGACAAGTACTCCAACTTCTTCATGCCAATCCCCGGCGTGGACGAGCCACTGAAGCTGCCGATCCCGTTTGAAGCAGGCTACTTCTTCTCGCTGGCTGTGGCGGCTGTGGACAGCATGCGTGCCGAGACCGACGGCAAGGCGCAGTGGCAAGCCATCCGCGATCTGTTTTTGGGTTCTATCCCCGGCTACTCGTCCGCGTTCGTGCCGCAGATTGTCAAGCCTGCGTTTGAGGTGTGGTCCAACAAAAACTTCTTGACCGGTGGCGCAGTCGAGTCCTTGCGTTTGCAGGGCCTCGACACAGAAGAGCGCTACCTTGCCACCACCACAGAGCTGGCCAAGCAGATGAGCAAGGCTGTGCCGCTCCTGTCGCCCATCCAGATCGAGCACATTGTGCGCGGTTACTTTGGCGTGATGCCTCTGGCTGCCGTGGCCGCTGCCAACAACTTGTTTGCGCGTGAAGACAAGGGCGAGAAGCCTGCAGGCCGTGCGTCGGACCTGCCGCTTGTGGGCACAGCTTTCCAGAAGAAATACGGCGGCGCAGATGCCGACGTGGTGTTCCGCGAAGTCGATGAAATCCTGCAAACTCGCAACACCTTCAACGACATACTCAAGAGCGGTCGTAGGGAAGAAGCGGTTGAGTACCGCGACAAGCACCGCGTCGAGCTGGCCATGGCCCCCGCCGCCGGGCAGTACCGTCAAGTGATCGGCCGCATCAACGAAGACGTTCGCCGCACACAGGGGCGCAACGACCTGACGCCAGAAGAGAAGCGCTTGCGCTTGGACGAGCTGGACAAGGCCAGACAGGGCCGGGCGGAGGCGTTTATCAAGATGCAGCGGGCAATTGAGGCGCGGCAAGGCGCGGACTAAGGCTGCTTGGGAGGGCGGTAAAACCAAACCCCAAGCATCCCGTCCTTGATGACGGCCACGGTCTTGATACGGAGGCGCTGAGCTACCGCTGAGCGCAACCCGAGTTCTCGGGCTTTCTCCGTATCAATGGCCGGTACGAAGAAGCCCTCACCCGGCTTCAGGGTCGTCCACGGATAGTTTGTCTTCATCGACGCTGTCCGCTGGGCGGCTCACGTGCATTACGTTGACGCGCATGGTCGGGCCATTGGTCCGGGCCAGCATGTCTTTCTTGGTGTACGTCACCTTGAACTGTGCCTCAAGCTGCTTCTTGAAGTCCGTGTAGCCGAAGCTCATGGACACGCAATGCTGCTTGAGCAGTTGTTCCTCAATGAAGTACTCAACGTACCCGGGCTGCAGCGTGGCATGCTCAATACGCCCCAGCACCTTGCTGCGCGTGATCGAGGTGTCTCGGGTGTCCCGGCCATCGCCCCACGTGGCCAGCAAGCTCTTGCCCTCCATCTTGCGGATGACAATGAAGCTGCCGTAGTTGTCTCGGGTATACGCGTTGAGCACGTCTTCCGCCGTGCGCACGTTGCGCCGCAAAACGCCCCGGGCCTTCTTGACCATGTCGTACAGCGCCTCTGTGACGCCCTCGATGGGCACGGCCAGAATGTTGGCGTACTTGGGACCCATCAACACAGCTGCCGTGATGATGGAGGTGCACCCGGTGTGCCAGTACCGCTCGTCATCGTCGAACTCCATACGCGCCTTGAGCTTCGCATGCACACGTTGCCACATCTCAGCGCACTCTGTCTGGTGCGTCACCATCCAGCGGACCCAAGCCTCACCCGCAACGCCGTAGTTGGTCTTGATGTTCTTGAGCACGCCGCGCTCGTCGTCCGAGAACACCAACGCTTTGTTGGGCGTCCACTCCAGCATGCGCAGTAGCTCGCCGTTGGAGCTGTGCTTACGGGCTCCTGACATGTAGTCGGTCAGGTGGGTGTTGGAGGTCATGGTGCACGAGAGCTTCCACGTGCTGTTGTTGATCCGCTCCTTGTTGGCCCCGGACTCCATGCGCTCCTTGCCTTTGCCCTCAGTCACGTCAAAAATGAACCCGGGGGCCCACTCCAGATCAGCGCGTTGCTTGCCGGTGATTTCGTCGATCAGCAGGGGCATGCTGTTGAGCAGGCCAGCGCGTTGTTGCAGTGCCACGGGGGAGGTGCCCTTGCTGGTGCGGTAGTGGATTGGGTGCCCCCAGACGCCCGCCTTGGCGCTCAGCGTGAGTGACTTACCCGTTCCTGACTCGGTGGAGCCGATGTGCCACACGAAGCCCTCGTACTCCGAGAAGTGCAGCAGCGGGCAGCCGAAGCTGTCCAAGCACATGGCCAGCATGGTGTGCATCTTGCGCCGCGCCAGCAGCGCCCAGAACTCGCGCCAGCCATCCATGGTCCCAGCGCTGCCCGTGTTGCTGTTGATGTTCTCCAGCCCGGGCATGGGGACGGTCAGCTCACGGCCATCCTTGGTGAACACCCTGTAGTTGTAGACGAACGAGCCGTCCTTTTGCCAGCCCGCTTGCTGCGGCACGTCCACCGCTCGCTTGGACAGAGACGCTTCTTCAACGCAGGCCCTGACGTAGTCGAACAGGTTGGCGTCATTACCTTTGCCAAAGCTGGCGATGACGTTCTGGCTTGCCAGAAACTTCACGGTCTCGTCCTTGGACACCACACACTTGCTGGGCAGCATGATGTTCTTGGCCCCGTCCGGGCGCAACGCGATCAGGTGCACCACGTAGTCGGCCTCTTGGCGCAGCATATCAACCACAAACAAGTCGTACGCAAGTATCTGCACCTGTTTCTTGGACTTGGTGCCATCGTCGTTGTCCACCATGCGATCGCAGTACACGCCGCCGTTGGTGCCGTACGAGAACCCGCGCGGGGGCTTGGGCCGTCTGACAATTTGATGGGGGGTTTCGCCGCCCACTTCGCTGGCCACTTCGGTCAGGTCGAACATGGCGTCCACGTCTTCCTGCATGCTGTCGTGGTGCGGCGGCGCAAGCGGGATGTCTTTCTCGGTGTTGTCGGTCTTGAGTTCACGCCCGAGCGCCAGCGGGTTGGTGATCTTGCCGAAGTGTGGGCAGCTGTTGCACAGCCCCGGGTTCTCGCCGTCCATCTTCGTGCAGGGGTACGGCCCTTTGATCTCGGCCAGCTTCTGGCGCATGCGCTCGGCGGGGTAGGGGTGCAGGTCGCTCAACCACTTGGACCAGTCTTCGCCGTCCTCACAAACTTTGGTCCACGAAAGCAGCCCGCGCCATATTGGCTCAAGGCCGTCTTCCTTGGGGTTGGCAATGTAGTTGGCCAACTGCGCGCAGCCAACGCCAGCCTCGGTGCGGGCGTGGATGTTTTCAAACAGCGTCACGCTGTTCTGCATGAGCTTGACTTGCGCTGCGTTGGGCTCACGCTTGAGTCGACGTCCGGGAATGGCCTCGAACTTTGGCGCTTGCATTTCGGGCACCAGAACGGCATTGATGAGTGTTCCCATTGCCTCCAGCGAAAAAATGCCTCCCGTGCTCATGAGCTTCACAGGGCGGGGCGTGTCGTACTTCTTCTTGAAATTGGTGGTGCCCGGCACGCGCAGCACGCGGGCTGAGTCGGCTGTCACCGTCATGTCGATGCGCAGGTCTTCCTGCTTGCACAGCCGCTTGAAGTTCTCAGCAACAGGTTTCCAAGAGGTGATGTCGACCTCTTTGTCCAGCGGCCAGTAGCAGTGCAGCCCACCGCCCGAACCCACTACCCACGGGGTGCCCAGCGCGGCCAAGCCGGTCTTGTCCAGAAACGCGCTGAGCGCCAATGCTGCGGCCTTCTTGGACGCGTACCCGTCCATGTCAACAAACAAGGCCTTCACGAATTGCGCGTTGTCTGCCAAGCGTGAGCCGGTCTTCTCAAACGTGGCCAGCGCGAAGTAGACGTCCTTGTTTGCGCCGTGCCACTTGTTTATGGCGGGGTCCAGCCCCTCGATGTCTTCTGCATACTTGTGCTCCTTCTTTGTTGTGCTCAATTCGGCCGCGCAATAGTACCCGTGGCCCGGGGACGGCAGAACAGCCGCTAAGAAATCCAGCGGTGTCATAAAAATCCTTGGGTTGGGTTACTTGCCGTCGTCCAGCAACGCCTCGAAGCGCTTGCAGATTTCCTCTGCCCACTCTGGGGACAGCTTGTCGTAACCGGTCAGGTGCGCGTAGTCCAGAAGCTCTTGGTCGGTCAGCTGTTGTGGTCGAATGCCTTGCATGCTTTACTCCATGCCTCCTCGGCCGTGCCGGAAGACTGCAAAATTTGAACGAGAGACGTCACCGTTGGTCGGTACGCCACGAAGACTTCGCCGCCGCTGAACCAGTTGTAGATCGTCTGACGAGACACGCCGGTCAGCTCAGAAATCTTGGTCACGGGGAAGTTGAGATACACGGCCCAGCGCCCAAGCTGGTTGCCCAGCGTCTTGGGGGCGCTCTGAACCGCGTCAATCACTTGTTGGGAATATGCCATGGTGTTTAGGTGGGGGTACTCGCTGCGTCTGGCCGTGGACCGTATGAGATCGTTGCACCAGCATCCGCTTTCCCCCCGATTTAATTACTCGTCGTCCCAGTCATCGACCATGGAAGCCAAGTTGGACTTGGCTGCTGGCACAGCGCTCGGCTTCTTCTCTTCCGTGCGCACGACTGGCTCTTCTGGTTCTTCGGCAACCGGCTCCGCCTTGGGCTTGGCTTTCGCTTTGGCCTTGGGTGGTGGAGCTGGGGCTTCGTCTGCATCTGCTGCGGGCGCTGCCTCGGCCTTGGCCTTGCTTGCTGCAGGGCGCTCACCGCCAATGCTTGGATCGGCAGGCTTGGACACGTTGTCCATCTTGGCCACGCTCATGGTGATCGCCTTGATGGCGTCGTCGGAAGCGCCTTGCTCCTTGATGTTCGGATACTCGTCGTCGGTCAACCAGCGCATGGCCTTGAAGAACAGCTTGGGCGACTCGGACGCTGTGTCGAACTTCATGCGCGTCACAACTTCGGACGGGTCAATGTTCTGTGCGGCCAAGTAGCGAGCGTACGCTTGCAGTGGGCGGTTGTCGCCAGTCTCTTTGCCGAAGATCGAAGTCGCAGGCAGCGCCAGTTGCAGCACATCACCTTCTTGGTCATTGGCCAGCACGACAGCCAGACGCTGTTGGTAGCGGCATGCACGGCTTTGGCCTTGGCCAGAACCAGCAATGTTCTGTGGGCACTCGGAGCAGGTCGAGGCTTGCTTGTTCTCGCTGTCAGGGCTTGGCTTCTCGCCGTCAGCCGACCAGCAGTCTGGAGGTGCTGGGTTCTCAGCATCGTACTTGGCCATGTAGAACACGCGAGACACCTTGGGCGCAGCGTTGACGACCACCACGTCGAGATAGCGCTCGTCGATGGCAGCAACTTCTTTGCCGTTGTTTATCAAGCGAAACACGCCGCCTTTGATGGAGATGCGAGGGCCACCACCGCCACCACCCGCAAGGGCTTTGGCCATGGCCGACAGTTCACCACGCGCTTTGGCAAAAGCGGGGACTTGGGAAGGGTTGAAGAGCGTTACGTTACTCACTTTGATTCTCCTGTTGAAATTTACTTTGTGGGCTTGCGCACACTGATTGCGTACTCGGTCATCGAGTTGAGACCGGGCGGGACAACACCGGGGTTCTCTTCCAAGAACGTGCCCATGTTGGTCTGCGCAATGCGCTTCTCCAACAAGTCGATGGCGTCGTGCTCTTTGATGAACTCTTTGAACGAGTCCCAGTCTTGTGTGTTGTAGCGTGTCTTGGTGGACAACACCACAGTGCCGTTCTCGGTGCGCACGGAGCTGACACCCATCACGAGCATCTGATCCTTGAGCGCCGTCTTCACAGCGTCTTGTTGGCGTTTGATTTCTTCGACTGCCGCGTCGTATTCAGTGGTCAGTTCCTGAATCTTGGCAGCCATCTTGCGGTACACCTTGGCCAGTCTGTCCATGGGGACAGCGGCCAATGCTTCGGCTTCAGCTCGGCGCTCGGCCGTGGTGCTTGCGGTGGGTGCTTCGTCGTCTATTTCAGTCATTTGCTTCTCCTAAAAGCGGTGGGGGGTTTGTCTAAGATTTGACATCATACATGTGTTTTTTTCGCATGCAACTCCTTTCTTCAAGAATTTTTTACTTCGCTGTCGAACAAGCCAACCAGCAACGTGTTGTCAGAAACCTTGGTTTTCATGGCCCCAAAAAGTTTCTTCTCGATGGGGCTCGACTCGATGTGCACCACGGTGACTTTGTCGGAGTCCTGCCCCTTGCGGTCGGCTCGGGCGATGCACTGGATGTATTGCTCCACGCTCATGAGCGGGCCAAAGAACACCACCGTGTCAGCTGCCGTTAAGGTAATGCCGTGGGCAGTGGCCGCAGGCTGCATGACCAGCACTTGGATGGTGGGCGTGTTCTGGAAGTCGTGGATGATGCGCCCACGTTTGGACGCGTTCACGTCGCCGTGGATTTGCTCGACGCCGTAACCCTTCTTGGTCAGGTGGCGCACGATGGTGTCGATGCTGCTGCGAAACAGCGCGAAGATGATGACCTTGCGGTCCGTCTCCTCCAGCACCTCCTCCAGCACGCTCAAGCGCGGGCCTGCGTCGAACTCCACAACTTCTTTGTCGTCGGTATATGCCGCGCCGCACGAAATCTGCAACAGCTTGTTGACGGCCACACCCGCATTGACGGCGCTGATCGTCTCACCCGCTGCGCGCACCATGAGCTGCTCCTTGAGCATCTTGTAATACTTGTTCTGCTGCGGGGTCATCGGCACTTCACGCGTCACGGTCAACACCGGGGGCAAGTCAAGGCACTGCGCTTTTGTGAAACGTATTGCTGGCTGCAAGGCGCTGAACACTGTGTCGCGTGCATCGGGCTTGGCTGCCCACTTGAACATGGTCAGCTTGTTCATCACCTTGTCGCGCCACGCCGTGAAGAACTTGGGCACGCCACCGGGGTTCACCAGCTTGGCCAAGCCGTACGCATCCACGGGTGACTGCGAGGCCGGTGTGCCCGTCATCATCCACAGGTACGTCTCGGGCTTGAGGATCGAGTTCAGCGCCTTCCAGCGCCGCGTGCCCGGGTTCTTGTACGCGTTGGCTTCGTCTACGATGACCAGATCGAAGCGACCATCTGCATTGATCTCGTTGGCGATCAGGTTCAGGCCGTCATAGTTGGCAATGACGATCTCGTAGTTCTTCTGGATCATCTCAATGCGGCGCGATGCCTGCGCATGGTGGGCCACCACAGCGGAGCGGTGGATGATGCTGCTGTTGATGTCACCCATCCACGCGCTGTGCATGATCGACAGGGGGCACAGGATCAACACACGCCGCACGTCACCGCGCTTCATGAGGTAGTCCGCTGCCCACAGTGCGCTCAGCGTCTTGCCGGTGCCGGGATCGTTGAAACAGAATGCGCGGCGGTACAGCGTGAGGAAGCTGGCTGTGTCGACTTGGTGATCCATCGGCTTGTATCGGCCGGGCCATGCGTACTTGCGTGTGATGGGGGATGGTGCGTTTTTCACGCCGAGGTTGCGCAGCACGCGCATCTCGTCCAGTCCCCAGTACACGGCCACTTCATATGTGCCGTCGTGCTCAGAGAGCACTTTGTGTTTTGGGATGACGCTGTACTTGTGTGGGTTGCGTGTGCGCACCACCAGCGCCTTGTTGTCAATGATCTGCATTACGCGTCTTCTTTCAAACGATACCAGCCTTCAAACATCTCAAACATGTTGGCTTTGTTCAAACGGTCAAAAGCGTCCGTGTAGAAGTCTTTGCCGGGTTCTGGTCGAGGACGGTCTGCGTCGTACCACGCATCCCCGTGCTTGATCCGCCACAACGTGACAAGTTGCGCCAGCGGGACGTTAAACGCCTCAATCTCGTTGGGGTTGAACCTTGGCCGTTTTTGTTTCATGCCCCCCAGTCCTTGTTGCGTTGCGTATTGCTCCTCGTAGTCCGCCTGCGATCCGGGGTAGGCCCCGCCAAATACACTGTTCATCAAACTCATGTTGCACTCCTATGCTGGTTTTCTACAAACGAACCGCGCCCGGTTCGTCAGGTAATGTGTTTCAAGTTTGCCCATAGCTTTGAGCCGCTTGTAGGTGAGTCCGTAGAACTCCTCGGCAAGCACGTCTTTGACGTCTACCCATTCGTTTCCATAACGTGCTACCCAGAGATTGAGTAGCGTCTCTATCGGTGTGCTGAACGGCAGGCTTTCAAGGTCTTCCATACTTACCTCCACGTCGTTTGAAATGACGCCGTCAGGCGCACGGAAAGTTCCTGTTGCGTTAGAAGGGCTGGAGAAGCCGAAGGCAGTGTTCGTAGCGCCGCTTGTAAGAACTTGTCCGGCAGAACCCAAACTGGGCGAAGTGTAGATACTGGGCATCACTTTACTGGGCATCACTTGATCGAGTGGTCGCTATTGCGATCAAACGTCCGGTTCTGGCTCTTGGGTATTGCCTTGAGGTTCTTGCGCGTCGTGGTGCCGCCTTTGGACAGGGGCTTCTTGTGGTGCACGTCTTTGCCGTCACCCTTTTCCACAACGCCTTCTTTCATGAGCATGCGCCGGGCCTTGTTGCTTTCAGCACGCGACTTCTTGGCTTTCGTGGTCTGCGCGTATGGTGGGTATGTGTCGCGGTCTTTGGGGTTCTTGTAGGGCATTTCAGGCTCCTTAGTGTTTGGGGTTGAATTCGCAGCCAGTGACTTGGCACCAGCCGCATAACGGGGTTTGGTTTGGGTTCCACACGTCGTTGGCAAAAGACGCTTCGAGCCGCGCCGTGCGCTCACGGTAGCGCCACCACGCCGCAGCCTTCTGATCACGCGTCATCTGCAACTTGACCATACTGTTTTTCACGATGAAGAGCAAGGCCGAGTTGACTTTGCGGATGTGCGGGAAGTACTCGAACACCATGCAGGACATGAGCACGAGCTGGTCACGGTCAGGGTACTTGTTGTTGCCCGTCTTGTAGTCGCCCACCCACGCCGTCAGGTTGTCGTCGTCAACGATCAGGATGTCAGCAATGCCGCGCACCCACACGTCTTTGGACTTCCACTCAGTGGGCTTCAAGTCCACGGTCAGCGCCATCTCGAACTCAGCCAGCTTGCGCCCGGGCTTCTTGATAAGCGCATCGGCCACGTCCTTGAACTGCTCGTGCTCAGGTGGGATCGGCTTGCCGTCCCGGACATACAGCTCAAGCGACTCGTGCACTTGGTTGCCGTAGCGCGTGGCCTCGGTCTCTTGGAAAGGGTATTTCTTCAAGACCTTGACCTCGTGGTAGCGCCGTGCGCAGCCCTCAAAGTCTTTGAGGGACGAGTGTGACCAAGCTGGTTTTTTCATATCTGTCTTTGTTCCGTAAAAAATAGTTGAACGCGTCTTCAAAGCTGTCCGCTATCACAGGAATTGGGTAGCGGTCTCGGACTGTGGCTGGCGGGTTTGCGTACAACCAGCCCCGCTTTGTGTGCTCAGAGTCAAAGGCCGGGTGTGTGACTGTCCAGCCCAACAGCTCCATGACGTCGACCTTGGTCTGCTCCTCAGAACTTTGCGGAACGTATCGCATCGTTGAGCCTCTTGGAAAACGCAGTGACAAACTGTTCGTTAGATTCGAGCTTGCTGCCCATGTCGTGCAAGATGGCGTGCGTCACCTCGTGCCAGAAAGTCTCGCTGCGCTGGCGCTCGGAACGTGCGGTGCTGCGGCCCCCCGTGCGTATCTTGAACGCAACACGGATGGTTTGTCCGTATGTCACGCTGCCTGCGCGGTCGGGGGGTATCAGCATGTACGGCTGCACCACTGGGTAACGCGTTTCTCCAACGCGGATTGATTTTGGTAGTTGCATAGTTGCTCTCCTTGGTCAGTTTTTGGCCAACCCATATCGACGGTGTGCGCCACCGTCAGCGGCCAGAGGAATCCCCGGCAAATACTTTGGCTCCATAGTCATTTGCGCCAAGACCCAAGTCTTAGCGAAATCAACTTCATCGTCCGGCACCACAGCAATCAGCTCGTCGTGCACGGTGCCCTTCACAGGGTACTTCTTGTCGACGCGCAGCATGCCATCAGTCATCACAATGCGGGCTACGCCCTGCACAATGTTGTTCGTTATCTTACCAGCATACAGCTTCGTTGCGTCATCGCCGTACACCCACTGCAAGCCGCCTTCCTTCTCGTTGCCGTCCTCGTCCTTGACCTTCTCCCTGACTTGTCTCAGGTTGGGGTACAGCAGGCTCATGCCGTTGGGCAAAACGATTTCTTCTTTGCGGAAGATGACGCATTTATACGTGAACTCGTTGCCGCCGTAAAGTGAGCGCTCGATCAACGACCCGCACATATCCCAGAACGCCACCACAGGCCACGCCGTGGCGCGGTACTTGTCGATGATCATCTTGGCCGCTATGCAGTGCACCAGCAGTTCGTCGTCTGTGCAGGTGCGCGGAATCTCCATCATCTTCTTGACGTTGTCGTCCCACTCAAGAAACTTCTGTATGTACGTCGTGGTAACGCCGAGCTTCTTTGCAAAGTCTTTGTTGTAGCGTTGAGGCGGCGCACCGAGGAAACCCACGAGTAGCTGGGCGGCAAATGAAGCCCAGCCCAGTCCGTAACCACAGCCCAGAAGCGCGGACTTTGCCGACTGGCGGAGATCAGGGTGTGACTCTTTTGTAAGGCCCGGTATGTTGAACATCTGAGCGCCGAACGCCGCGTAAGGATCACCGCCCTGCCGGAAGATGAGTAGCATGTCCTCGTAATCAGCCAGCCACGCAAGAACTCGCGGTTCAATCTGTGACAGATCACCGACGACCAGTTGGTGCGCTTCGGGAGCCATAATAGCTTTGCGCAAGAACGATCCTCGCTTGAGGTTCTGCATGTTGATGGCGCTGCCTTTGCTGGCCGTCCAGCGCCCGGACTTGGCACCGTAGTACGAGAGCGGAACAGGTAGTCTTCCGCGCTTCGAGATGTCCAGAAACCGCTGCGCCCGCGTACGCTCAGTGGTCGATTTAACTTTGAGGCGAGCCTCACACAAAGCGGCAACGTCTTCGTTGTCCCCGTTGAGCATCGCTTGAAAAAGCGCGTCATTCTTTGCAAGAGCAAGCGTCTGTTTGCCAGTCGTCTTGCTCTTCTTGTAGGGCGGGGGCATGCCGAGTCCGCGCAGGACTTCAGCGAACTGTTTGTTTGACGCAAGTGAAGATTCGTCAACACCGATCTTTTGTAGGAGTGCTTCACGTTTTTCCTTTTCATCGTACAACGCGTCAGTGAGCATGCTCTGGTCCAGCTCCAGCACCGGGCGCGTGTACATCTTGAGCGTCATGTCGATCAGGCGCAGCTCCTTGGTGGGGTACAGCCCGTTGGACATCCCCGTCGCAGGGTCAAGGCGCATCATCAGCTTGCTGAACACCTGCTCGCACAAATACACATCATGCGCACAGTACGCGGCCAGCTCCTGCTCAGTCTTCGGGTCCAGCTCTTCCATGCCGTTGGTGCTGTGCACCGCTTTGCCTTTGTCGGGCAGGCCGAAGTCACTGGCCAGCTTCTGCAACGAGTTGCCTACTTCGACCCCGCGCAAGGCCCGAGCCATAGAGAGGCTGTCAAAGATAAAACACGGGCGTGCGCCGTAGACCCACTCCATGATCGAGACATCGAACTGCGCGTTGTGTGCGAGCACGGCTGTGCGGCTCCAGTCGATGCTGTTGAAGTAGTCTTGCAAGTCGTCGTGCCTGATCCAAGGCGCTTTGCCTGTTGCTCCGAACTCTTTGGCGCAAGCGCCGAATGCTTTAAAACGTGGGTCACGAATATATTCCTCTGTTGTCATTTTGGAGAGCGTGAAACTTTCTTTGTCCCAGCGCGTCTCGAAGTCGATTGCGATGATCGTGTCGTATGGTTTTGCCATCAGTTGTACATCCCGTGGTCGGGAGCCTCTACTTTGATTTCGTTGACGATAAGTTCGTGGGCTTCGCTGATAAGGCCCGCCACTTCAAACTCGTTGGCGTTGATGCCGACAAGGACACTCTTTGCGCCGTCAGACAGGATCAACACGCCGCCGAACGTCGCATCTTTTCCATAACACGTTGCCAGCAACGTCAGCACGCTGGCGAAGTGTTCCTTCTGTTGCGTGGTCATGTCCTGCGCGGCCTTCGTGATGGCCTCCACCGCTTTGTTTGCAATGTCTTTATTCATCGCGCCCCCGTATGAAGTGAATCAACGGCTCCAGCGTGTAGAGGTTCTGCTCGTTGATGACCATTGCCACGCCGCGAGACTCCGTGATTCTGGCTAGGTGGTCTTCTTGCAGCGCGGTGGTTGTGCCTTTGCCTGCCTTGGCCTCGATGGCCACAAACCTGCCTGCAACGCAGCACAGGAAGTCGGGCACGCCGCTGTTGCCGTAGCCTGTGCCGATAGGCATGGCGTAGTAGACGCCCTCGGCGTCAAGTATTTTTCTGATCTTCTTTTTGACCAGTGCTTCTGGCGTTGATGCCATGGTTGCTTCTCCGTGATGTGTTGGTAAAAGATCGGGGGTACGGGTAGATTCAGCGCCCCCGCCGCTGTGAGGAGTTGGTGAGCTGGGTAACGCGAGCTGAGCGCCCTCTCACCGACAAAGCGTACTTGCATCTACCGGGCTTGTACGCGTTGTGCAACCATGAACTCAGCTCTCGTGTTTGCTACAAATTTCGTCCAGCTTCATCTTGTAGTGCTGGGCTTTGTTGCCGTCGTCAGTGCCTTCTTTCTTGCCCTGACGCATGGCGTATTTGATGATGTTCCCTTTGAGGAAACCTTTGAATTCTTCGGGCGTGAGTACCGCCTCCATGACATGCCAAGGCTGCATGCCCATGTCTTTGTAGTGCGTGCCGCCGATCTGCACGGTGTCGGCTGTTGTCTGTGTCATGTTGCTACTCCTGAAGTTATTACTGTTCGTGTTTGTCCAGTCTTGGATTGTATGTCAAACGGCATGCGGGGCCTCCACAATAGGGCGCATCTTCTTCAAGCGCAAGCTCTCCATGACATCGGCCATGGCGGTCTCAAGCTGCTTGACGGTCACGGTCTCAAGCTGCGCATCATGAACCTCAATGAGCAGGTTCAAAGCCACAAGCTCCGGGCCTTTGGCGACAAACCGAAAGCTGTTGGCCACACCCCGGCGGGCCAGCGCAAGGATGGCATCTTGACCGGCGCGTATCTCCGGCTTCCAGTCCTCGCCTATGCCCCGGTTGGCCAGCGCTTCGGTGATGTTTGCAGCGTCAATCAGTGCGTCGATGTCGAAGCGCGTGGCTGCGCCAAGGCGCAGGTTGTTCATGGCATCGTGGTTGCGGATTTTGAGCGTGGTGCCTGCGCTGATCTCGTCAACTTTTTTCAGGCCCGCACGCACCCACGTCATGGTGTCCGGGATGATCTGCCGGG